GCAGCCGGGCGAGATCCTCGAGTTCATCGCGCCCACCGGCGGGGTGACCGCCGGTGTCGGCGTGAAGATCGGCGACGTGCTGGTGATCGCGACGGAGACGGTCGCGCAGACCCTGCCCTTCCGGGGGATCCGGCTCGGCGTCGTGGAGCACGCGAAGCTCAGCGCCCAAGCCTGGACCGAGGGGCAACAGGTCAACTGGGACGACACGAACAAGCGGTTCACCACCGTGACGACCGGCAATTTCAAGGCAGGGGTGGCGGCGAGGGTTGCGGTCAACCCCTCCGCGACGGGGTTCGTCGTCCTGCACGGGGTGAACCTGGGCGCCGCGCTCGCGTAGCGCTGCGGCCAGAGGCTCGCCATGACGGACGCCCGGCCGAGCCTCGACGTGCTCTTTCAGCACTTCGGCGTCCCGGCGACGGTGGCTCTGCCCACCTTCGCCGAGTTCGCCCAGGAGCCGGAGTCGGCGGCCATCACCGTGGTGATGCAGCCGCCGCCTCCGATGCCGGTCCCTGAGCAGCTCGACCCCTCGATCTTCCGGCGGTGGGACAAGCTGATCTGCTTCAAGCGCGCCGACGCCCCCCTGCTGCGCAAGGGCGCGGTGGTTCGCGCGCCCGAGGTGGCCGGCGGGCCGATTGACCGGTGGGTGGTGGACGTGGTCACCGAGGTGGACGGCGACGAGGTGCGCGCGATGGTCTACAAGGAGCCCGTCTAGTGCCCGTCGGCTTCACCATCAAGCTTGACGACCGTGCCCTGACGCTGGCCCTGGCCAATGTCAAGAACGGCGTGCCGCGCGCGGTCACGCGCGCGATCAACCGGACCCTGACGACGGTGCGCGCCGCGGCCGCGCGCGAGGTCGCCGAGGATATCGGCGTGCCCGTGCGCCAGGTCACCGAGCGGATGGACATCACGAAGGCGACCTTTAACCGCCTCGCCGGGCGCATCCGGATCAGTGGGAGCCGGATCCCGCTCGTCGAGCTGCGCCCAGCCGGGCCGGAGCCCTCGCGCGGCAAGGGCCGCGGCGTGAGCTACTCCCTCGGCGGGCAGCGTCGGCGGATCCATCAGGCCTTCCTCGCCACCATGCGCAGCGGGCACCGCGGCGTCTTCCGTCGGGAGACAGGCGCCGGCCGCCTGCCGATCATCGAGCTCCGCGGGCCGTCGATCCCCAGGGTGGCTGGCAAGAAGGCGATTCGCGACGCGATGCACACGCTCGGCCTGGCCACCCTCGAGAAGAACCTGCAGCACGAGGTGGCCTTCCTGCGCCGCGGCGTCGCGGCGGGCGGGGACAGCTAGCCGTGGCCGACCCCAAGGGCCTACAGATCCTCGTGCGTGTCAGCGAGATCCTCGCCGGCATGGTCGGGGTGCGCCCCTGGGGCGGGAACTACCCCGTGGACCCGCCGCTCGTCGAGATGGGCCATACGGCCCCGCGCACGGTGAAGTCCTTCCTGCGGATCCGCCTCCGCGAGGCCAGTGGCTCGCGCTCGAGCATCACGTCGATCAATCAGTCGATGAATGTCGAGCAGCTCTTGCGCGTGCGGATCGACGCGACCTTTCCTTTTGACGAAGGGGGCCTCCGCACGCCGCAGGAGTGGGCGCAGCTCGTCAAGGACGACCTCCTGACCACGGTGACCAAGAACCTCGGCCTGGTCGGGGCGGGCGGCGAGCGCCTGTGCTCCGGGTGGGAGAACCCCATCGAGTGGGTGACCAATGACGGCGACGAGGCCGGGGACTTTGCGCAGCAGATCACGCTGACCATGCTCGTCACGTACCGCTACCGCGACACCAAGGAGGTGGCCTAGCCATGCCCGAGTTTGCTGCAGCCGTAGCGATCACGAAGCAAGTCGTCATGCGCGCGGAGTCCACGTCGGGCACCGACCCGATGGCGGGCACCTACCTCGCCGCGGACATCATCGAAGCGGACGCCGCCTCGATCCGCGAGACGAACGACCCGAACGAGATCCGGAACCTGATCACGAAGGGGAACCTTGGCAACGCGCCGGCGCTCAAGGGCCCGCGCGTGACCCGGATCGACTTCCGGATGCCGATCCGGGGGCTGGTCGGCTTCGCGGAGTACGACGACACCCCCGAGCAGGTGCCCTCGGCGGACCGGCCGCTTCGTGGCTGTCGCTTGGGGCGGACCTTCACCAATCCGGGCGTCGCCAACAGCTCGGTACTCTACAAGCCCACGAGCGCGGGTGAGACGTTCACGATCTACGTCCCGGTCCTGATCACCGGCTCGACGGCACAGATCCGGAAGTATACGGGGTGCCAGGGCAATGTGCGCTCGATGGGCGTCGCCGGGGAGGGGGCCTTCCATGAGTTCAGCTTCATCGGGAGTTTCCTCGAGGAGGTCGACGGGACCTTCGTCGCCGGCACGCTGGTCAACACGCCGGAGTTCCCGACGGTGGTCGACGCCGACTTCCAGATCGGTAGCACGAACTACGCGCCGCGCATCAAGACCTTCACCTTTGACGCCGGGCAGCGGATCGCGCGCCTGCCCGCGATCAACGCGGCGACCGGTGTTGCGGGCTTCAAGGTGGTGGACCGGAACCCGCGGCTGGTGATCGACCCCGAGATCGACACCGAGGCCAACTCCGGCTGGTTCGCCGCCTTCCGCGACGGCGTGCCGCTCAAGGACTGCACCTGGAAGGTCGGCAAGGACGGGGCGGCGGGCCACGCCAACCGGCTGCAGTTCCAGTTCGCCTCCGACGGCACGACGGCGAACCTGCAGGTCGTCGACTACCAGCGCGAGGAGCGGGACGACGTCGTGTGCGCCCGCGTGACCCTGACGCCGCTGATCGCGGCCGGGAACGATGACTGGGGCTATCTCTATAATTGACATGCCCTACAGTGACCGGAAGCGGCAGACGGAGAATCGCGCGAAGAACGAGCGCTCACGGCGAGCGCGAGGCCTCTGCTGGAACTGCGCCAAGCCAGCCGCCCCGGGTCGAGCTCGCTGCGACGAGCACCTGCGAAAGAACCGCCAGGGCGTCACGCGCTACGGGTTGAGCCGCTTGCGCGACGGCAAGTGTGTCGTGCCCGCCTGCGAGAACGCGCCCATCGCCGGGCGTCGCCGCTGCCACGCTTGCGGGCGCCGCTGGACGCAGTACGGGCACAAGCGCCTTTACGGTGTGACGCCAGAGCAGTTCGCCGGCCTCATGGAGCAGCAGGGGAATCGCTGCGCGATCTGCCATACGGCACCGGATCGCTTCCACCTGGACCACGATCACGCTACCGGACTGGTAAGGGGCCTACTGTGCGGCGCCTGTAATCGCGCGCTTGGCCTGTTCCGCGACGACCCCGAGCGTCTGGCTAGAGCGATCGAATACCTCAAACAAGGCCGCTTCGAATAGGAGGCTGTATGCCGCGACGTGCCACGGAGTCCGAGATCATCGCCGCCGGGGAGATGGACCTCGAGGACCCCAGCCTGGTGTCCAAGGACGGCGAGCCGATGTCGATTCGTGTCCGCAAGGTCGACGCCGGCGAGCGCGAATCGCTCATGCCGCCGGTGCCCGCCCACATCTACGACGAGCTGCCCGAGGACGACGAGAAGCGGCAGAAGGCCCTGATCGAGCGGCGGCAGGCGTGGCTCGCTGGCCTGTCGAAGGAGGAGATCGAGGCGCGCACGGAGGAGGCGGGCCGCTTTCACTATCGGCTCGTCGCGCGGGCCGCGGTCGATCCCATCCTGACGGAGCACGCCGCGAGCCGGCTCGGCGACGCCGCCGTGCGCCTCTCCACGAAGATCACCGCATTCTCGCGGAACGAACTGGCCCGCGGCGGCGGCGAGGCCCCCACACCGCCCGGCCCCTAGATGGCGCCTGACCTGATTCTGATCGCCACGGTCAACGGCGAGCCGCTCGAGTTCATCGCGCGCGACGTGCCGGCCGGGGTCTTCTTCTTCGGGTTCCAGGACTCGTTTCCCGGCACCGAGTGCTACGCCAAGCTGGGGGCCGCGCAGCAGCGCGACATCATCGCTGGCTTTCACGCCTGGGGACGAGGCCTCCTCTGTCGCGCGATGGTGGACCCGCGGCTGACCCCCGAGGGTGTGCAGCGCTTGGGAAGTGCCAGCGACGAGCTGGCGCTCGGCTACATGTGGGGGGTCGGGTATCAGCAGCCAACCGCCCAGGAGCGCGAGCGCATGGTCCCGCCGCGTCGCTCGAGCGAGCGCCACGCGGCCCACCAGCGGTGGACGGACGATTACGAGGCGCTGATGACCGTCCCGACGCCGAACATCCGGGGGCTGGTCAAGGAGATCTCCCACCGTGCCCGGACCGCTCCGGCTGCGGTCTGGCGGTGGCCGATCTCCACGTGGATCTGGACCTGGCGGGTGATCGTGCAGGACGACCTGAAGCGGCGCGCCGGCAAGGCCAGCCGCCGGTCGGGGCTCCTGCCGCAGAGTGACATCATGGATCGTGTCGGACGGGAAGCCTGAGATGGCGCAGGAAGCCCTCGACTTCATCATCTCCGCGCGGGATGAAGCGACCCGTGTGCTCCAGGGCGTCGGGCAGCAGCTCGAGATGTTCGGCCAGGCCGCGACCCGCGGGACCGAGCAGATCAACCGACAGCTCGCGACGACCACCCGCACCGTCACCGCGTTCGACAATGCGATGGCGCAGAGCGCCCGGGGGGTGCGGGCCCTCGCCCTGCCGCTGATCTCGGAGCTGTCGCCCGCGCTCGGGCGGACCAGCGGCGAGATGGTTCGGGTGCTCACCGGCGCGGCTGCCCTTGGGACGGGGTTCGGGGCGCTCACCTTGGCGGTGGCCGGCACTGCCGGCGTGCTCGCGGGGGAGTGGATCTCCGCGAGCCGCCGGGCCCAGGAGGCGCAGCTCGACTTCCGGCGCGCGCTGCAGTCGCCCGAGATCGGGGACGTGACGAGCAAGCTCGCGACCCAGTCCAAGGAACTGCGCGACCTGCGCGACCGCCTCCGCGAGGTGAACCAGGAGATCACCGCGATCGACCCGCGGAAGGTCGAGCAGCTGCGCGGGCCCTTCTCGCCCGGGGCCCGGCGGGCGCAGCTCGAGCGCGACAGGGCGGTGATCGAGGGGCAGATCAGCCAGCTCCGCGAGCGCGAGGCGGCCGACCTCACCGGGGCCACGGTCGGCCAGGCCTTCCGCGCCGGGGAGCAGCTCGACCGCGACCGCGCCCGCCAGGCGCTCGAGATCCTTGATCGGGTCAACCGCGGCGAGTTCCGCACCCCGCTGATTCAGGACCCGATCGCCCGGAGCGAGGCCGAGCTCCGGGCTAGCCTGGCCCCGCAGATCGAGCTCCTGCGCAGCCAGGGGCTGACCGATCAGGCGCGGGTCCTCCAGGCCTTCCCGGGCCTGCTGGCGCGGGATGCCAGGATCACCCGCTTCCAGCAGGGGGCGCCGGTGAACCCCTTCGAGACGGCGCAGGGCCAGGAGGCCGAGCGGCGCGCCCGCGCGCAAGCCCTCGTCGAGGAGGCCGAGGCCGACGAGGCCCGCATCCGCGAGTTCCAGCAGCAGGCACCCGTCAACCCCTTCGAGACTGCCGCCGGCCAGGCGGCCGAGCGGAAGGCGATCGACCAGGAGCAGCTCCGGCTGATGCAGGAGCAGGAGCAGGTCGCGGGGCGGATCTTCGTCGCCAACGTGCAGATGCTCGACGTGCAGCGGCACGCCTTCGAGATCGCGGGGCAGATGACGCCGGAGCTGAACGCGCAGCTGATCCTGCGTGAACGCGACCTGCTCCTGAGTCAGGAGAAGCTGACCGACCAGGAGAAGGGGCTGATCAACGCGCGGGCCGAGGTGGCGCTGCTCGAGCAGATGGTCCGCCTCGATCCGCTGGCGGGCTTGAGCGCGGGCTTCGCAGAGTCGGCAGCGCGGTCGCGGGAGTGGGGGAGCGAGCTTCGGCAGCTCGCGCGCGAAACCGACCGGACCATGTCGCAGACCTTCAGCGACGGCCTCTTCAACCTCTTCACCGGCCGGAAGGGGCAGGATCTCGGGAAGCAATTCGCGGAGAGCCTGCTCCGGTCGGTGACCGACGTGGTCGGGCGCCAGCTCTCCAGCTCCGTCAGCGGCATCTTCTCGCAGGGGCTCCAGGCGGTCCGCGGCGTTGTCCCGAGCACAGCGGTGGCTGGCGGCGGGGGTGGCTTCGACATCCTGAGCCTGATCGGCGGGAGTGGCGCCGCGCCGACGACCCTGTCGCCGACGGGCCTTCCAGTGGGGCAGCTCGTCATGACGGAGGCTGGCGTCGGCCAGGTCACGCCAACCGGCGCCGTCCAGATCCTCCAGAGCGGGAGCACCGGGGGCAGCTTCGATGTTGGCGGCGACACCGCCATCAGCGCGGTGAAGGGACTCTATGGCGCCTATCAGGGCTTCACCGGTGTGGGTGCCAACTACGCAGTCGGTGGCCTCTCCGGGGCACTCTTCGGGGTCCCGACCGTTGTCACTGGCGGGGCGACTATTGCGGTCCCGGTGGGCACCTCCGGCTACGCGCTGGCCGAGCTGGGCGCGGTGGGGGTCGACGCCACACTGGGGGCGGGGACGGCGGGGTTCGCGGGCTCGGGCGGGTCGGCCGCCGGCGTCGGGGGCGCCGGTCTCAGCCTCACGGGTGCGGCCACCGGCGTGCTGGCCGCGGTCGCACTGGGTTTTACCATCTACGGCGGCCTGACGCAGGAGCAGACCGCGCAGAACATCGCCATCAATGCGGTGTCGGGCGCCATCTCGGGGGCGGTGCTCGGCGCGATCATAGGCAGCATCATCCCCGGTGTCGGGACGGTGATAGGCGGCGTGGTCGGGGCGATCGCGGGCGGGGCCGCAGCCGGCGGGACAACGGGTCTGAAGGCTCCGCGCGGCCTGACCACTGGCGAGCGGTCGGCGGAGATCGGTCGCCGCGGCGCTGAGAACTTGCAGAGCGCCATCAGCCGCGCGTCCTCGATCGAGGACATGGTCGCCATCTTCAACACGCGCTGGGCGCCCAACGGCGAGGTGCAGATCCTCACGGTCTATGAGGGCACGCTCTACTGGACCGGCGACCAGGATGATCCCGGCGGGCAGCCGGCGACGCCCGAGCTGATGGTGATTCCAGAGTTTCTCGACGCGCTCGACGTCCGCGTTGGGCAGACCGGCGCGCCCGAGACGAACGCCACGCTGGTCACCGCCTTCCGGGCCAAGCGGGACGAGCTGCTCGAGACGCTGTCCGCCATCCCCTTCGGCATCCTCGAGAGCGACCGCGGGGCAGGGGTCACTCGGCGGACCTATCTCCCCTTCCAGAAGATCTACGGCCTCGAGAAGGGGCAGCAGCAGCTCTTCGGGAGCAGCGAATTCTACCGACGCGACCTCGGTGGTGAAGATGACACGATCGCCTTTCTGCTCGATCGCCTCCGCGAATACTCGGTGCGGAAGGACGTCGATCTCACCCGCACCGAGTTCCTCTTCCGATGACCCAGATTCACGGCGTCATTCGGCCGACGTCGCTGTACCCACGGCTGCGATATGGGACGCCGACGGTCACGCTGGACCTGCTCGAGGGCCTCGTCGACTGGTTGCCCTCGAGCCAGGGGCTGCGGGGGGCGAACCTCGTCGCGACCGGGGAGATCGAATATCTCTTCGGGCGGCTGGAGGAGGCCTGCTCACTCACCGTGGCGTGCCTGGCCTCGCAGTACGCCCAGCTCCGCCGGGCGATCGAGCAGAGCCTGGTGACGGGGGAGCAGTTCGAGGCATGGGTCGATCGGTATACGGGCGCTTGCTGGATGTTCGCCGAGAGTCTCGTCGATCAGAATGGCCTGGCTCTGACGCTGAACACCGGGACCGAGACGTACGTCGACATCGGCGAGACGCATGGCCGCGGCCTCTCGCTCAGCGCCAGCCAGCGGCTCTCGGTGGCGACGGCCCAGGCCAGCGCCGTGACGAAGACGGGCTTCGACGACCCCCTGAGCAAATCCGAGGGGGTGGTGGTCCTCGATATCCGCCCGACATGGGCCGCGAATGACAACACGCAGCGTTACTTGATTGACACCACGGGCACCACGTCGAACCGGCTCCGGCTCTACAAGACCTCGGGCAATGTGCTCCGCTTCGAGATTCTCGACGCCGCGGCCGGCTCGAAGATCATCTCGGGCTCGCCGACGTGGAGCGCGAATGCGCGGGTGGAGATCATCGCGCGCTGGACCACCGCCGGTGCCCTGCAGCTCTGGTACGCGGTCGACGGGGGGCCGATGATCGAGCTCACGACCGCGAGCGGGGCGGGGACGGGCATCGTCGGTACGCTGGGCGCCACGCTCTATGTCGGCTCCGAGAACGACGGGACCGACTTCGCGCCGGGCGTCTATCAGGGGCTGACCTGGTTCACGCGCGCCTTCACCGCCCCCGATCGAAGCCTCCGGCTTTGGAAGCCGGTCTGGCGGAATTACTTCCCCTACGCCGAGCTGACGGGCACCGGCTGGCAGCCGCAGCGGGTGCTGTTGGATCCGCTGGTCTGGACCTACCCGCTCGTGCTGCGCGCGGGCGTCGCGCACGCCGCCTAGCCCCCATGCGCGCAGAAACCGAGGCGTATCGGACCGAGCGGAAAAAGTGGGCGACGCAGCCCCGCCTCTTCCTGCGCATCTATCACGTCCCCGCCTACGACTCCACGCAGGAGTGGCCCTTCGCCCGCGACTACGCCAGCGGCCCAGTCTTGAATGCCGCGACGGAGAAGATCCAGTGCATCCGGCGCGCGAGCGGCAACCCTCAGCGGGTGGATCCGATCGCGGGGACGTCCGATATCGGCTCACTCAGCGTGGAGCTCGTCGACTTGGCCGGGGAAATCACGCGGCAGATCGCGGACCCGGCGCTGCCGCTGGCCGCCAGCCTGGGCGGGCCCTTCCCGAGCTATTTGGCCTCGGGGCCGTTCACGGCCGGCACGGGAGCGATCACGCCGGCCCTGCCCGCCGACACGATCGCGGGCGACGTCGCGCTGCTGGTCGTCCAGAGCGAGAACCAGGCCATCTCCTTGACGACGGCGAACGGGTTCGCCGAGGTCGGCGCCCAGGCCAACAAGGCCGCGGGGACCGCCGGCGTCAACCCCGCGACCCGGCTCGCGACCTACTGGAAGCGTCTGGTGGGCGGGGATCTGCCGCCCGTGGTCGCGGACTCCGGGGACCACACCACGGGGCAGATCCATGTCTTCCGGGGCTGCAGCGCCTCGGGCAATCCGTGGGACGTCTTCGCGGAAGGGAACGACTCCGCCGCGAATGACACCACGGGCTCGATCCCAGGGGCCACGAGCACCGTCGCCAACTGCCTCGTGGTCGTGCTCTGCGCGACGAGCTTCGATGGAACGAGCACCGCCGAGTTCTCGGGGTGGACCAACGCGGGGCTGACCAACCTGCTCGA